GTTTCAAGTTGGGTTTTGGTTAGAAGACTTACTGCGACCTTCGCTTTCTCATTACTATATCCATAGTGTTTTTTAACTAGATCCAAGTCATCGACTTGTTCCTTCTTCAACCAAGGGGAGAATCTTTTTCTCTTCCTCAAAGTATATAGGAAGAAAGAATACTGCATGTCCTTATCAAGGTTACTGTACTTGTTCATTTCATTTGCAAACAGTACAGTGTCTAGATGTCCTGACAAACACCTATTGACAATGTATGGAGGGTAGGATGATATTGCTTCTGGATCTTCTTCTATCAGATTGTTCTTGTTAAAGTTGATAGAGTTTAACCAATCTTTTAGTTCCATTAGAATGTTCTGATAGGACCTACGACACCAGTTCTAGAATTATTGACACGATATATCTGTGTTCTTCCAGACTTAGTTTGAACATGGACTTCTTCACCCATGATAATTGCTGATTGTGATTCTGGTGCGAATGTAGATAGACCTCCTCTACGTGTATTGTAGAGTTGGCAGTATCCACTAGGCAACACTCTGACTCCTATACTTTCCATAATTAAGACAAATTAGTTCACGACGTTTTGTTTGATCTATCATGTATGTACCTGTAGATCTCATTGTATAAGTATGAGCAAAGTCATACTGATACCACTCCTCGAATCTATGAATGATATCGGGGTGGTTATTATATGATATCATAACATTGCACAAATGTGCATCCATGATATCGGCAAATAATGCATGGTCAAAACCTTTATGCATTTCACCTTTATAACCATAGAGGTTATCTTTTACATTATAAGGTGGATCTGCATATATGAATACATCACTCTCATCAGATTGTAACTCACTGTAATCTAAACTTGTAATCTTCCAATTCTTTATTAACTTAGAATAGTATTTGAGATTATTGATACCACGTATGGAGAAGTTGGAATCACTTGCTTGTGGTGAGAAGGAAGAAGATTCAGTAAGACCAGAGAAACTACACTTGTTAATGATATAAAAAGCAACCGCTTTATCTTTGTATCCAATATCCAATTCATTTACTTTCTCCTTAGCATCTAAAAATAATTGTCTAGCAGACCCTTGATCAGGATGTCTCTGTTTTAATTGTATGAGTTGATCATACAGGTAGTCTCCATCGTCTCTCAATACTAACCAGAAATTATATAATGGTTTGTATAAATCATTAACCCAGATAGGTAGATCAGGATAACGTTTTGTCATCTCGATTGCCATACTACCACCACCTAAAAATGGTTCACGATATTCTGTAATGTTCTCAGGCAACCACTGACATAACTTAGGAACTGCTCTTGACTTACCGCCAGGATATCGTAGTGGTGTTTTCATTCTGTTTCTACTGACTCTAGTTCTTCTATTGCATCTACTGGCACTTCATTGCCATCTATACTATACCAGTGCTGATCATCTCTTATGCCTAGGTATGCTAGATCACTAAAGGTATGCTCTCTTAGCATTGCCTGTAATCTCCAATGTATTAGTTCAGACTTTTTCATTCTATTATTGTCATCCCATAATCTTCTGGTCTAGGAACAGGCATGTAGTATCCATCAGGTGCAGTTCTTCTTCTTTGTGGCATTTGTATAAGATCAATAGTTTCTTCAAACCACCTGTTCATTGATCTTGCCATAGCACGATAAGATGTGCCGACATAAAGTTGTCCGCTTACAACAGCAACGGTTGCTGCACCCCAGAACATATAATAAAATCTAGATTTCATTTGTGCTCTAATTTTTTCACGTTTGTTAGTCATTTGAATTGACACTCCACCATAATTTCAGTTAATGCTGCCAAGAGATTTATTTCCTGATCAGCAACAAATGCTGATTGGTATTGATACTTGGCAATAATCAATACCGCTTGAGGTATGCTAGTAGGAGAAAGAGAATCATACAAACTATCATAAACAGTTCGTAAGATAGTGTTAGGATCATTGTCTAAGTTAGCAACAATCCACTTGCGTGTTGCACCAAAGTCTTTACCCTTCAATGCACCTACAAGTTTTTCTAATCTGATCTGACTTATCTGTGCCAGAATGCCAGTGTCGATAACCCCTGACGCTGCATACCTTTGCAGTTCGTTGAGAGTACGTCTGAAGTCTGGGAAGAACTTCTGGACGACCTCAGCGACCACAGCATCAGTAAATTGTATATTCTCTGCAGTAAGTATTCCACGACACCTCTCAAAAAATTGTGTAGCAATTTGTTGTTTCTGTTTTCCACGAGTATTGCAATCAATAACAGTTGTTCTTGAATGAAGAGGTTGTATAATTTTATTTTTAAAATTACATGTAAATATAAATCTACAATTGTTTTGAAACTCTTCTATAGATGCACGCAATAACAACTGAACATCATGTGTAGTGTTGTCTGCTTCATCTATAATAATAACTTTATGTTTTGCACTAGACGTAAGAGAAACAGTAGATGCAAATTGCTTTGCACTATTTCTTACAGTGTCTAGAAATCTACCTTCGTCAGATCCATTGATAACAATAGAATCTACACCTAGTTCATGACACAGTGCTTTTGCAACTGTAGTCTTACCGATCCCTGCTGTGCCACACAAGAGAAGATTAGGAACTTCTCCTGCATCAACAAAAGACTTGAAGGTCTTCTTCAAATCATCAGGAAGGATACAATGTTCAATATTCTTAGGGCGATACTTTTCTACCCAAAGAAATTCATTCATAATTTATAACCAATGTGGTTTTCTGGATGGGTCGCGTAGATAATTATCTGCTGCCCATGGTTTACTAGCAATATAATACTTGTATGCAGTAAAAATGTCAATAGTTGTATCGTACTTGAACTGGTCAGGACCTGCAAATACAAAAGGTGTATGCTTGGTGTAGTCTGCTGATGGTAATAGATCTCTTGCTTCTAGTAGTGGTCTATGACAAGAATGTATTTTGCCATAGCGATGAGTATATTCTAGAGACAATGCAATACCATGCGTGAGTAACCACCATGCATTTGCTAGAGTATCATTTGCCCATATGGTACAGGGATGATTACGAAATGCACCTTTGGATGTCTTGTATGGTTGTCCGTCATTACGATGTATTTTGCCATAACTATGACCCCACTCGTCAGAGCAAACAATAGAAAGCATTTGACATGTTTCTAGTGGCATCTTGACAATATGTTTGTCAGGAAGCACTCTTGCTGAGAGAGTAGGGTCAGGGTCGGTAACAAATATATTCATAGCATAAAGGGTGTCTTACCCATTATACACAGAGTCTGGTTCTAATGCAATAAGATATTCTAAATCTTTGTTCGGATCTCTGAACAATGCTGCATTATGTTTGCTAATCGTTACTTCATAATCTGCAGGAAGAAGTTTTAAATATTCTACCTTAAAATTAAATGTAAATTTAGCATCAGTAGTTCCCACTCTTACAGAGTAGTTGTTTGATGTATCATTCTTTTTGTCACGTACAACAAGATTGATTTCACTACCATCACCTACAACTGCTAGATCAGTAACACTGTAAATAGATGCTGCTCTAATAAGATTGTTTAGATCATTCCATGCAACAATAAAACAAACATCCTTACTAGGAATCTCTGCTCTTTGTTCTGGTGGTGTAGTAATTGTTGATGGATCTGCAAAGAAATATCTTGATTGACATTTTCTATCTTTGATGATGACATAGTTGTCATTCTGAAAATCAAAGTCAGGATTGTCAAAGAGTGATAGACCAGATAGGAATTCTCCCAGATCATATATTGCAAAGTCTTTTGGAAACTTTTCTTCTACAACTGCACGAGAGAGAATGTTTCTCTGGATTGATAGTGTAGATAATTCCTGTCCTTCCTTAAAGGTTATTGACGGATTAATATTGGAAAAGTTCTTCAGTATGTCAAGTGTCCCTTTAGACAGTTTCATTTACTTGCTTCCTCCATAGTATAGAAGTAATATAATAATACACAATAGTGCATTGCTTTCTTTATGTCAAGTGTAGGTGTCCCTTTCTTGTCATAACGACTTAAGTATTTCATAGCATTACCTCGGCAGAACCCTTTGGCATCACCGAGTGCTTGAATAAAATCTAGAGTTTGGAACTTGCCCTTACTCACATAATGCTTGGTGTAAGTCTCACCAATGTAATCTTTCATAAGATCAAGAACCACGTCCTCATCAAACTTGAATTGGGGTCGTTCTGTATTGATCTCAATGTTGCCAGTAATTTCTGGGGGAGAGTAGTATGGAACATCGTCCCCCAGTGAGGGGAAACCATATTCTCCGAGTAGTCCTTCTTCTTCCAAAATGTCATAGAGTAACCAGTATGCCACTATTATACCTCAAAGGATACGTCAGCGTCAACCTTATCGTAAAGTTGCTGAAACGCTTCCTTGGTTTCTTCGTCAAAACGTGAGATACAAGTAGTGATTGCCTTAGCACGATTGCCAAAGATCTCGTATGCTTTTACGATGTGAACAAGTCTACGTGTTGAGATAACCTCGTCGATACCACCGTCAAAGAATGTCTTACGGATGATGTCTGCCCAGTCGCAAAGTCTCTTGTTGAACTCTTTGTCTGTTGACAATAGATCGAGCATCTTCTGCTCTGTCTGTGGATGAGGATAGTTCTGCTCAAAAGTAACAGGGAATCTCTCAAGGAATGCTTCGTTAAGAACGTTAGTGCCTACGAATCTGCCATCCTCAGAACCTTTACCTTTTGTGTTAGCAGTAGCAACAACAGTAAATCCTGATGCAGGTTTTACATACTTACCGATCTTCTTAAGGAAGACACCTTTACCTTCAAGAATAGATTGTAAACATAGTATCTTGTTAGATGCTAGGTCGATCTCGTCAAGTAATAGAACTGCACCTCTTTCAAGTGCTTCGACTACAGGACCGTTGTGCCATACTGTGTTGCCATCAACAAGTCTGAATCCACCGATAAGATCATCTTCGTCTGTCTCGATAGAGATGTTGACTCTGATCAACTCTCTGTTTGCTTTGGCACATGCCTGTTCTACAGAGAATGTCTTACCGTTACCAGATAGACCTGTGATGAATGCAGGATAGAAGATACCTGATTGAATAATTTTTTTGACATCGCTGAAGTTACCGAATGGAACAAAGGTATCAACTATCTCTGGAACAAGGTTCTGTTCAACTGAGGGGATTACAGAGGGTGCTGAGAGTGCTTTTGTAAGGATCTCTCTGCCTTCTTGTATAGTTAAATTCCATGTACCTTTCTTGACTTGGAAGTTTTTTAGTTTGCGAGATACAGTTGCGTATCCTACAGAATACTTTGTTGCAAACTTTTTGACATGTGATGCGTCGATGTTATTACCGAACTCGTCACGTAACTCGTCTACGAAGTTGACTGGTAGTTTTCTCTCAAATGGCATGATAATGAAGTTGTGTGATTTGTATATTATAATGATGCCACATCATATAGGACTTTGCAATATATGATGTGACACTAATTTGATTGGCACTATGCAATCTGGTCGATGAAGGAAGATAAGATCTTCTTGTTCATCTTCTTTCCTTTTAGAGACTTAACGAATGCTCTCTTGATATCTGCTTTTGAATCTGACTTAGGTTCAAACTCAGAGTCAGTGTTTAGTGCTGATGCTGCTAGACCATACTGAACTGTCCAGTATGAAGATGCACAGATGAATGATTTTGTTTTCTTCCACTCTGCATTTGCACGTGATACGTTCTCTTCTGTGTAGTCGTCACCGAAGCAATCTACTTTGAATCTGTGCCACTCACCTGATCCTAGTAGTCTGATATTCATGAAAGAACACTCAGGGAATCTGTCACGTAAGTAAGATACAAACTGTCTTGTTTGTCCTGAGTAGTAGTCTCCTGAGAACTTATACATTCTACCTGTCTTGCGGTCACGTAGGATGTATCCGTTACCCATGTGTGATGCGAAGAGTGACTCTGTTCCGTCTCTGTCAACATACTTCTTACCCGCACGTAATGGATTGCCATCGCCATCAGTTAGACATACAACATGAACCTTCTGTGCTCCTGTTCTTGACTTGAACTCAGGGATGATGTCATTCATAGCGATCAAAGACTCATTGAGTGGAGTGCCACCTAGTCTTAGTTTCTGAGGAACAGCAGCACCACCGTAATTGACAATAGATGATGCAAGACGGTATAGATTTTGTTGCTGTCTGTCTGCAACTCTCTTGTTTGTTTTACTTGATAGAACATTGATCATGTTGAAGTTGTCAAGGATAACTTTACCGTTGATCAAAGACTCTTCTGCAACATCGTGGTAACTTCCATGATACTCATATGCATCAGTGAAAAGATATACATCATAGTCAATACCAACCTTGCGACAGAATGATACAAGTGTCAATGTCTGTTTGATAGTATCAAGAACCTGATGATGCATGGAACCAGACCAATCAACATTGAAGATTAGACCGTGACTCTTAGCATCAGGGATTGTTGTGATCTTCTTGAATAGATCATCATTGTATTTGTATGTGTGAAGATTAGCAGTATCAAGAATACCAGTTCTAGATGTAGTAGCACGTGCATAACCATCTGCTGCTTTCTTCATCTCAAACTCTTTTACAAGATAATTAACTTCTTTGTTAGAAGATGTCTTGAATGCTTTGTATGCTGCATCTGATGCATCAAGATCTTGAACTCTCCACTTTGCTTGCTCAAGATCATACTCGTCAGCAAAGTCTGTTTGACGTCTAAATGCATCTGTCTTAGCATAATGATCTGAAAGATAGTCTTGGATATCTTTGTTAGAAACCATGTAGTTGATAGGAATCTTAGGAACCTCAACATAGATGTTCTCTCCTGCTTCCTTATTAACAAGTTTCTTCTGTGATTGTGTTGCTGCCTGTGCAGTAGATACTTGTGGAGTATCATCAGTAGGACCGTTCTGACGTCCTGCTTGTGTAGTTGGATTGCCATGCCACTCTTCTTGCTCATCAGTAGGTTGTGCATCTCTGTCCTTAAGAATGTCAATTGGTTGTAAGTCTGTTGCTTCTTCCTGACCTTCTTCTTCTCCTGCTTCTGTAGGAGCATTAGATGACTCTACAGTGTTGTTGTTTTCTGACTTACCTGTAGATAGATCTTCTAGAGGATTGTTTGAGTCTAGAGCGTCATCTTGCTGAGGTGCTTCTTCTTTCTGTTGCTTGTCAAGTTGCTCTTGGCAGAATACAAAGATCTCTTTAGCAAGTGCAACTGCATCGTCAAATGTTTCTAGAGCATCACACTTAGGAAGGAATGCTGCTTCCTCTGTTGTGAATGGGATGTCTCTGTAGTTGCCGATCTTGTATTGTAGATTGATCTTGTCTGCAAGATTGAGTTGTGTAAGATCTTTGTTGTTAAGACCGAAGAACTCGTCAATGTCAAGTGCTTGGTAACCTTTGAAGAATGTCTTAGGAAGACCTTCGTATCTACGCTTGATAAGTTTCTCGATACGGATATCTTCTGTTACGTTTAAGAACATCTGTGGAACTTCGTCTAACCACTCGTTATCTTCTGGTGTGTATAATGCATGACCTACCTCATGTGCGATGAACATGTCGATAACATCATTACACTCATGCTCCCATGTAGGTAGAGTTAGGACTCTGCTGTATACTTCAAACTGTGCTGTCTCTACAGGACGATGCTCTACAATAAGATTCTCTGTGGCAAGTAGTTTAGCAAGTGATTCTTTGACGATGTTCATGATAATTGCTTTGTTGTATATACCCATAATAACAAGAAAACCGTCCCTTGGGACGGTTGAGTAGACACTTTATCAACTGTCTACTTCGTTTTCTTGCTTGACGTAATGCTTGTGGTTTAAGGTGGCGTTTCTTTTCCTTCTTGGAATGATGCTGCCAGTTAGGGGTTGTCATTATTCCTCCTTAGTTATGACCGAGAAGTTTTGTTTTTTCTCCACAGATAATGTGGATGCAAATTTATCCTGTAAGGATTCTGTTTTATGAGAGATAACAAACACATTTGTTTTATCAGAAACAGTGTGTAGAATTTTGAGGAAGTCATCAGTACCAGATACATCTAAACTACTATCAAAGATTTCATCTAAGATAAGAAGATTAGTGTTAGCACTGTTCTTCATCTTAGCAATAGTTCTCCATGTAAACAAGAGTGCTAAGTCTATTCTCATTTTCTCTCCTTCAGAAAAGGATGCGTATGAGAACTCATCTCTAAATCTGGACTTGATAGTTTCTAAGAAATTCTCATCAAGTTCAAAGGACACATAGAAATCTAGTTCCTTGAGATACCTATTTATGAGTTGATTCATAATTGGTAGGTATTTCTTTATTATTGTACTCTTGATTCCTGTATCTCGGAGCATATTTGTGACAGTATTGTAATTGTCACGCACTCTTTTTTCGTCAAGTAGGGATTCCTCTACCTTCAATCCATCTTTTGCAAGTTGTTTTAATTTATCTTTCTCTTTCTTTAAACTACTATTACTACCAGTTGCTTCGTCTATCTTCTTTTCTATTGCTTTTATCTGACGTTTACGATATTGTATCTCTCTTTGTGCTTCGCTGATTGCTTGCTGTGTCGTAGATAACTCTTGTACAATTTCATTCTTATTAGATATCTTAACTAGGATATCATCTAACTCTCCTTTGAGTTGTTCTGTTGCTGTTTCGATTTGCGTGAGTTGATCAGTAATTCCAGATTTCTTATTAGTTCTAAGTTCTTCTGTGATTGCTTGCTGACAAGTCGGACAATGTTCATTGGATTCAAAAAATTTGTACTCTTTCTTAAATGCCTTCTGTTTATCTTTGAATCTACTTTCATAGATACGAAGTTGCGACAGACTAGCATCAACGTTTGCATATTCCTTTAGGGAGTCTTCATATGATTTAGACAACTCAAGGTCTTCATCTACACTCTTTGTAATATCTTTTATTTCTATTTCAAGATTTTCTATTTCTGCTTTACGTCTAGAGGTATTGGCATTTGATTGTTCTTTAAGATGTTCAATCAATGCTTGTTGTGTTTCAACTTTGTTCTTTGCTAGTTCAAACTGATACTCAACCTCTCTAATACTTTCTCTTATGAGTTTACATTTTTCTTTTAAGATGCCATTCATAGTAGAGAAGATACGAATGTCTAAAAGATCTTCAATAACTTCTCTTCTATTTGGTGGGGTAAGTTGCATAAATGGAACAAAGCAAGATGATCCTAAGACCACCACCTGAGTAAATGATTTATAATTCAACCCCAGAATACTTTGCTCCAGATATTTTTGCTGCTCCACAGAGGATGCCTCCTCTTTGGTTTTTGTGCCATTGAGATAGATTTCAAACACATTAGGTTTTCGCCCTCTGCGTACCATGTATTCACGTGAACCAATAGTAAAGTCTAACTCGACGAGTAGATCCTTTTCGTTTACAGCGTTGACCAATTGTGAAATTGTAATCTTACGAAAAGGTTTGTTGAATAACGCATAGCACATGGCATCCAAGAATGTGGATTTACCAGCACCATTTGCTCCAACAATCAAAGTAGCAGGACTTGCATCAAGTCTTATTTCACTAAAAGCATTACCAGTTGAAAGGAAATTCTTCCAACGAATCGACTTAAAAATAATCATTCAGACAAAAATTATTCTCTTACATAAGGAGGTACGACTATATCATCAGGAGAGACAACATAATACTCGTGTCCATGTTTAACACAAGAGTGAATAATCTCTCGATCATCCACTTCTACTACAGACATATCTGGAAAATTATCAGCTTCCAGAAGTCCAGCATAGCGTACTGCGTCGTCTTTGTCAAGGAACATGTAAACCATACGTTTATTATTATCAGTTTCTATAGCATATGCACCTTCTCTTTCTTTGCCAGCTACCGCTAAAATATACATCATACTAACTCCAATGCCTCAACGTATAAGGATTTTAAAATATTTTTGAGTGCATCTTTGTCAGAATGTTCCATATCATCAACATACCTTTCTAGTATTGTTAAAGTATCTTCCTTTTCAATATCTATCTCTTCGTTAAGGTCTTGTTCAAATGATGGATCTTCTATAACTTTGATCTCGTGAACTCCTGCAGCATACAATTGACTAATAAATCTTTCAAATTTATCTGTATTAGTTTTCTTTTCTACAATAATTTTTATAAAACTCTGAGCATACTCGTGATACTTAAAAATACCTGGTTGTATATTGTCCTCATTGTAATATATCTTTTGATATATCTCATATGGGTTTTGGATATACTCTAGTTCTAATGTCTCGGTGTCAAAAATATGAAACCCACGTCTATCTCTATAGTCATTCCAATAGATCTGATATGGATTGCCAAGATAAGATATATTACCTCTAGTGCTTTTACGATGGAAGTGACCTGAGAATACTTTTTTAAATCTTCTGTATGGGTCAGTGGGATTACCATGATCCATAATATATCCTTTATGTGCTTCAAAACCATTGAGTTCTAAGTGACCCATTACAATAGAACACTTAGTTTTATCAAGGAGAGCATATGTTTCGTCTGAATTATTTTGATTAATCCATGGCACAAACAATATGGGTAGTCCACCTATCTCTACTTCTGTTGCTTTATCGTAGATATGAATATTATTATACTCGCCAATAATACCATCAAGAGTATTGATGTCATTTGTATCTTTAAAATATGCTGTGTGATTACCTACAAGAGAATGAACTGTAATATTCATTTCTCTTAACTTATCAAAGTATTCTGTCTTACTCCAGTTTGCTGCCCAGAGATCTAGAGTTCTACGATTATCATAAGTATCTCCTAAATCTAATACTGTGTCGATCCCGCGTTTTTTTAGGGTAGGAAAGAATACATTCTTATAAAATTTATTAAAGAAATCATGGAACACACGACTAGATTTCCTTGCACCAAAGTGCTGATCAGTTATTATTGCTACCTTCATCTAGACCTCATAATAGGAGGAAGTTTACCAGACATACCCATACCAAAAAAGTTTAGAGTTAGTCTTGGTTTGTTACCAAATGTTTTTACACCGTGATAAGTTTTACTGTTGAATAGAACTAATCTATTGTAAACGTTTTCTACTGTTACTGTCTCTACAAATTGATCCATCATAGCATTAAATGCCTCATCATATTCTTCATCAGGTATGTCTTCTCCTAGGTAATGTCTTTCTTTAATTTTTAATTCACTTAGATACTGGGTGCAATATCCTTGTTTTGTTTTGTATATAGATGTCCCAGTATTAGGTTCGGGGTTCTTTGATAAGTATACTATACCACCAAAGTGTGTGTCAATATCTTGATGTACCCAACCACGGTTTTTGTTACCCTTGGCAAATGGTCTGATATTCTGGAAATGACATTGCATTGTCCATTGGTCTGGGCAGTTATCATGGAATAGAAGATGAATCTTCTGTCCAAAGTATGTAAAGAAACGATGATCCTCAAGGTGCATCTGTTTCGTTCTAGTACCTGGCCAGTTGCCTGTATCGGGAGAATAGTATTTAAAACTCTCTGCTAGTTCTACTATATCGTCAGGGTTATCAAAAAAATTATCTACAATAGTTATAGGGTAGGTCACTTAATTTTTATCTGCACGTTCTCCTTAATAGTATTATAGTCAGAGGATCCAGTTTTGTCATCTGTATGGAAAGCAACCTCATATCCTGACTTGTCTAATATTTTATTCTTAATTTCTAGTTGACGTTTTTCTTTTTGTATCCTTCTTAGAAATGCATAGTATATAATCTGAGTAAAGTAAGCAAAAGGATTCTTACTTTTGTCTGGATTAAAATTTTGAATATATTGTACGCAGTTCTCAATGCCATCACATATCATATCCTCACGGAACATGTAGTTGACAAAATTTGGTTTGTATGACAAGTGTGTTGCTATCTTTAAAAAACACTCGCCAATGTAATTACTAATCGGTGGACGCTTTTCTCCCGCTTCTTCTGCTCTAAGACACTGTGCTTTGAAAATTACTAGTGCTTCTAGAAACTCTTTATTATTGACATAGTGCTCACTCTGTACTCTTTTTCTTACCATCTTGGAGGTCTTTGTTAGTTATATTTTATAGGAAATATTAGCGATTGTCAATAGGGACTTGACAAATCGTAAAATTGCCTGTAGACTCTGAGTGTGCTCTTTCAAGGATTGGTCTGGTCCTTATTATAAGACTTCTCTAGAGAGACTCTTGCTTCATCGACTGTAGATATTCTTCCTTTACCTTCGGGTATTAGATCTCCGTTTAGTTTACGTAGAGACATAGCATAGAATACTTGAACCTCTGCGTCAACTTCTACTATAGTAATAATTTTATCTTTAGGTATTATAAACTGTTCTTCCTTAGAGAACTTCATCCATGGAGAGACCTTTGCTCCCGCTTTATTGCCTTGCATAACAACCTCTTCAACTTCTATAGGGTTGTCTACAATTAGATAGTCTCCGTTGTCATCTCTCACAGAGGTAACTATAGAGAGAATCTCCTCTCCAGACACTAACTTTAATGCTGCTAAGAATTCTTCTTTATCCATTTTTACTCCTGATGGGGACATCAATGAATTCATAATCAAAGTTTTCTTCATTATATATTTTGACTCGCTCAACTAAATGATTTAATGTGTAATTTCTATTGCGACCCTTAGAGATATCATCAGCGATATCATACAGAGTAGCTTTGGTTTTGTGGTCGCCCTTCCTAAGAACACGACCAATGCTCTGAAGGTTTCTTATTTTGCTTTTACTAGGCGATGCAAAGACAACATTATGTAAATTCCTAATATTAATACCAGTGCTGAAAGTCCCATAAGATGCAACTATAATAGAATCATTTGTAGTTTCGGCAATTTGTCTTGCCTGTTCACGGTCTTCAGTATCTATACCACCATGGACAAGGAACACTTTACGGTTATCCTCTACTTTATTATTTATCAACTCAAAAAGTGGCATTCCATGCCGTTCAACGTAGTTGAACAGGACGAGTGTATTACCAGATAGGTCACAAACTAGGTTGCGTATAAATTTATTTCTTCTCTCGTGTTCTACAAGGTAGTCCATCTCCTCTTGATAGGTATCAAATGGTTTTCTACCGTGTTTAAGTATGAGGACTTTGATCTGAAACTCAGATAGATGTCCATCTCTAATAAGTTTTTCTGTCTTAGTGACTTTGTTTACACTACCAAATACACCTTCGAGCACTAAGCGATTTGTTTCTGTACCATCAAGCGTACCTGTAAAACCAACGCGGTATTTACAGTCATACAATTTATTCATAATACTAGTCAAAGACTTTGCTTTGAATAGATGTGCTTCGTCACCTATGATAGCACCGAAGTCCTCAAAGAACTGTCTTGGTAGTTTGTACACTGACTGCCATGTGGTTATTGTCACATCTTTGTCAGTAGCGGGTTCTATACCACCACGGACTCTATGACAATGTTCTTTGACATTCCAACCATACTCTTTGAAGTCCTGATACATCTGCTCTACTAGAGATGTAGTAGGAACTACTATGATTGTTTTTAAATTTTTAAGTGTCCAGAACCTAGTCAATGCATAGATCATCAATGACTTACCAGATCCAGTAGGAGAAAGTAATAGTTTTCTTTTGTTTCTTAATGCCTCGTAGATCCCTTTATACTGGTAGTCTCTGACTTTATGCGGTAGGTTGAGTGTTTTAACGTAGTCTCCTATTCCTTGAGGGGTAACGAATTCATCCATCTCTGATGGAAGACCATAGAATTCATTGTCTCTATGGATAACCTCGTATCCTCTTTCTTGACAAAACGCAATAATGTAAGGTAGAAGACCAACATATATCTCACCTGTAGCAGGACTGAAGAGTTTGATTTTTCCATCCCAATACCTCTTTTTGTAAGCTGACATAAATTTCGCAGCTGGTACCTCAAAGGTAAATTTATCTGCAAGTTCGTGACTCACGTGTGGTTCACATTGAACTGTTAGATATACTTCGTTCTTTTTTTGTATAACGACGTTAGATTTCATATCCTTTAAGGAACTTGGCGAACTCAACCGCGTTCTTTATATGGAACGAACGGTTATTAATTGCCGAGAGAATGGTCTTGATTGACTCGACCATCTGGTTTAAATACTTTGCCTTAAGGACACTCTTTTGATATTCTTGATCTGCTTCCAGATATATTGCTACATCTGTTTTGATCAGTTTGACTGGAAAAGGTTTTTCCGATTTCCCTGTATAGTATTCCCACCTGTCACGGTAAGTACGCTTCACATCTAACTCTGCTTGATCCCGAAGGGTAGTAAAGTTATTGTAAAGTCTTAAATATTTAGCATGTAATTTGGGGATTGCTAGAGAGTCATGATCTAATTTTTCATCATCTAATTGTGAGTCTTTGTCCCACATGTCATTCAAAGTTTCTAGATTCATACTTTATCTTGGTCTTTATCTGTGATCTCGTATATAGTATAGCGGAAATTGACCTCTGCTGTAAAGTAATTGATGTCAGTTGCTGACGCATCAAACTCCAGTGTTGTCAATGATGTTGGGAATATATTATAAAAATTTATCGTCGCGATACTATTGTAGTTGCTGTTGAGAACTAGTAGTCTTGCATCACTCATAGTCTTCATAAACTGTGAGGATCTACCCTTCTCATCAACAGTAGCAATATACTTATTAAAAGTTGCTTGTTCTTTTGGATTGGTAAGACCTTTCAACCACTTGTATATTTCAAAGTAGTTGTCCATGTCTTCGTTAACTAAGAACCTTAGATTCAAATCACCAAAGGTCATCTTGTCGCCAGGCACTGAATAGTCCTTGACTGGTGTAGGTATCTCCCTTACACCAATACTTACTTCTGGTATAGAAGCAGCTTGACAAAAATAATCTACATTAGGTGTCCTACCAATAACAAACTTAAACCCTACAGGAGAGAGAAAGTTTTTATTGCTAGGAGAAAATAATGTTCCGTCGTATGCCATTAGCAGTTTTTGTTTAAGTCCTCAGCCATGTTGCCACCTATGTTAGCACCTTGTTCTCCACCGAACATTGCTACCCATCCTGCTGCTACCCATCCTACGAATGGTATAGTGCTAAGAGTAGGTGCTGCAGCTGCACCAACAGATGTGCCAACCAGTCTTCCAGTTCCTTCTGCACTTCCAACTGCCTTGATACAGGCAAGGTCTTTCTGTGACAGTTCTGGGTTATTCTTGACAAATGTGTCAAGGTCTGAAATCCATGATCTTGCATTAGATACTGGTGCACCTTGGTTGATCTGACCATCCATAAAGTATTCTTCTGTAATTACAGTAGTCTCATTTGCAAGCCCTAAGAAACCACCTTTCTCCTTAATATCCTTAGTGATAAAGGCTGTCTTAGGATCATTTGCTTTGTATGAAATAGCATATCCATCTTCCGATACACTTACTTTATATGATGTGTAGTCACCTACAGGAATATCTACTGATGGTAATTTACTTTCTCTATTGGCAAGCATACCAATCATACCGATATGTCCAATACCGATAACTGCACCTAAACTAAGACCTATCCACTTTTTCATTGTTGATCACTAATGCGTTTTTATTTAGTCTCTATGTTACCTTATCATAACATAAAAATACTTATTTGTCAATTTTTCTTGGATTGCTTAAAAACCAAGAAGGAGACTCCATAATAACATCAATACATACCCATTTTGCGTAATGTATTCCACGATAACATAGGAGAGCAAAGACCTCCTCTATATCATGTTTATCTTCGTCCCATTCTGGTGCTTGTCCTTTACCTAATAAATGTAACATTTGTCTTTACCTCCTGTAACATTATTTATTGTTAGGGAATCTTAACAATATCTTTACTTCTTTGAGTGAAGTCAATACCCTCCATATGGTCATATTCATGTTGAAATACTCTAGAAGCAAGTCCTTCTAACTTCATTTTATGAGTTTTCTTATCCTCATCTTCATACTTGACTACAATTTTATCTGGTCTTTTAACCTTTAAGAAAACATCTGGATATGATAGACAACCTTCTTCCATTTCAACCTCTTCATTATATGACTTAATAATACGAGGATTGAAACATACTATGATTTCATTGTGTTCTAAATCTCTTATCATTGCAAAAGCTCTTTCCCATATACCAATTTGATTTGCTGATATACCAATACCTTTGTAATGTATCATATTTTCAACTAAAGTATTGGATAAAAATTGACGATCTAATTTATAGCTGCACGAATCAATACGATGATGAAATAATTGATGTTCTGGTTTTACGAGTTCTCTGATCATGATATATTTATTCTAACATAAAAAAAGAGACCCATCAAGGGTCTCTTAGAAAAATATGTAATATCCGAATTACATGAGGTTAGTAACTTTAACTCTTCTGTAGTAACGGTTTGCGTTCTGAGTAAGAGCACCAAGTCCTTGAGTTGTTCCCTCTGCGAATGGGTTTGCAACCATACCATATCTGGTCTTAAATCCAATCTTTGGCTGGAAGCTGTTCTCTCCCACAGCACGAACCATCTGTAATGGAACGTAAGGGCAGTAGAATAAACCAGCATCATAAGGTGAAGAACCTTTGTATCCTACAACGTAGAAGTGATTAGCTTCACCACCACCAGAAGCAGCATAAGGATCGATGTATACTCTGTACTTACCATTGATTGTACCAGCAAATGTGTTACCAGTGTCATCAACGTTAAGGTTAGCATTAAGTGCAGGGGTGTAATCTAGAACACCAGCCATTGTTAATGCAGAAGCAACGTCAGCGGAAGTAACGATAATGTTACCCTTTCCTCTACGAGTTCTTTGTGCAATTGCGTTTGCATCTCTTTCGATCTGGAATAGAAGTCCTTTGAACTTCTCAACTGACCATCTTCCGTTTGAGTCGGTGTCTAGGTCAAATGTTCCAGCAGTTGTTGTGTTTGCTTGAGCACCAGACTCAGCAACTTTATAGATTGTACGAACAACTTCTCTGTTGATTTCAGCAAGTATCTCAGTTGATAGAATATTTGCTAACTCGGCCTCAGCGTTCAATCCGTGGATTGCCTTAAGGTCTTGAGCAAGTTCTAGTGAGTACTCTGCTTTTAACGCTCTGGATTTCGCAGTAACAGTAACTTTCTCGATTGAGAATGCCATCTGTTGGAATGCAGCTGCACCTGTACCATCAAGTGCTTCTGAATCAGAAGTCTTCATTCCTTGACCTACGGTGTAGATGTCGGATTGAACTGATGTGCCTGTAGCAGATGGATCTAGTAGACCTGGGTTTGAACCTGTTTGTCCAGTTGTACCCAAACCAACACTACCATCAACCATTCCACCAGTTAGACTTCTTCCTTTATTCTGACCAGAGAATGCGGAATCTACCTCGTTGTAGAAGGTCTCATCTCCTTGAGGACCATCAATACGAGATCTCATTGCGAATATAAGTCCTGTTGGACCATTCATTGGTTGTACACCTGCAAGGTCATATGCCACTAAGTTAGGCATTGCTCTTCTAATCAATGAGATTAGAACAGGGTCGAAACCTGCGACTGGTGATGCTGCAGAACCACTAAAACCTGCATTGCCTGTTCCAGATGGGTCTGTGTTTACTGTAGGTTGCTCAGTTAAGAACTCCCTCTCTTCTCTTAATGCTTTTTCTTGGTTTTCCAAGAGAACTGCTGTAACCATTCTACGATGGGGGTCAGAAATTTTTTCCTGTCCTTCTGCATTCAGTAGTGGTGCCCATTTCTCTTGTAAAGCCTCAGTATTAATAGGGGCTTGCATTTGAAATTTTACCTCGTTAAAAGTTTAGTTTGAATTTATGATATAAAAATCATTTTTTAGAAACTCTAGTCAGAGTCTTAAGGTAAGCTTCCATTGTAGGACTTACACTAGAAGTGTAGTCTGTGGAACCTGTTTCCTCTGTTAGATTCTCTGATTTGTTTCTTTGAGCTGTTTTTGTTGGGAAATAAGATTCCTTCAACGTTTCTAGCTTCTCACGGTATGCTGTTTCACTTTCAAACTCAACATTTTCTACTAAACCAGCCAACTTGTCCTTTTGTGTTTGGGCAAGTCCATCAGTTACTTCTGCAAATACTACATCGGATACCGATTCGGCTAATCTCTTATTAAGAGCAACATTCTTCTCGATTTGCTCGTTGAGTTTACCTTCCATTTCATCAAGTTTATCTACCATGCTCTCGATGACATCATATTTGTCTTCAGGTACAGATACATAATGTTCTTCAAAAAGACTCTTCATTCCTGTTAAGAATGAATCAGTCATTTCTGACTTGAGACCGGATTCAACAGCAATTTCATTGTCTGTCATCCACTCGTCTGCCACATACTCAAGGTATGCGTCAACTCTTTCTTCAAGTTCAGATTTAATTGCAGCAACTTCTTCTACAAGTTGCTCTTCGTATTGAGCTTGAACACTCTCTTTAACTTCAGCAAGTTTTGCATTAATTGCTGCTTCAAAGATTGTTCTTGCTTTATTTTGAAACTCTTCAGAAAGTTCTTCGCCTTCAAAGAGTGCTTGTACATCTGCTTCGATGTCAATTTGCTCTTCTTCAACAACTTCTTTCTCTTCAGAAGTTTCTTCAGTTGTTTCTTCTTCAGCAACGACTTCCTGAGTTTCCTCAGTTTCAGTTGTTTCTTCTTCAGAAACTACCTCATCTGTCTTTGCTTCATCTTCGGCAACAACTTCGCCTTCGGAAGACTCCTCTTCTTCCTTCATACCCGCTGGCATTGGATCTGCAGGTTTTGCACCTTTAGAGACAATATCCTTAACCTGTTTTAAGGTTGTTCCGGGTGTTTTCAATTTGTTTGAATCATCATCTGGTTTTGAGTTCTCAGGAGTTGGGCCTCCTAAATCCTCATACGCACCAGATTGACCGGGAGTTGTTAAGGACAATTTTGGCATTGGATCTGCCGATTTAGCCCCTTTGGTTACTACATTTTCCATTTCGTGTTAATTTTGACCAGCGGACATTTAATATTAGATTTAAAATAATCTGTATTTATTTATAATGTTACAGATTTGCTAAGAAATCTTGGAATAAACCAAGTTTATGTTCTTCTAATCTGTTTTGATCAACTAGAGTGTTGATTTTCTTTTTTGTTTGAGAAGCAATTTGCTCACGAAGGATTCCTCCTTCCCAAACCCATTCCTTTCCTTCCATAATTCCTGAGACAAAAGCATCAGGTGCTGATGGATCAGCAACGATATCTGCAGCAGTTGCTAACATAAAATCTTCACCAACTACTTTACATCCAGATGCAGTATCTTCTTTAAGAGATCCGACACCACGAGAAGAAACTCCAAGAGTGACTCCTTCCGAGATAAGATTGGATGCTATCTTACCCATAGGTGTTGAAAGTATTTGTGCTTTACCAACAAAGTTTTTTCCTTCTTGACGAAGTGATGTAATCTTATGAGATACACGATCTAAATTTACAGTTGGGCCATCTGGATGTCCAAGTTCTCCAAGTGCTCTTCCCTTCTTAACAAAACTTTCATTGTATCTTCCAACTTCTCTTGCAAGAGTGCTTACAGGATATAATCTTCCATTACGATTTTTGATATCTCCTTGTAAGAAAACACCTTCAATGTACATCTTTTTATTTGCACCTCTGCCCTCAGTTATAAACTTAACTTTTTGGACTTCTTCTGTAATTAGTTTCATTTGATTAACCGGTAAATCCTACTTTTGCACCTTTCACAGCAGCATTGGCAGCAAATACAGCTTGTTCTGGATTTTTTTCCAAAAACTCTACAGTGCCTCTTAGTAATGTAAAGGATCCTACAGTGCTACCACTAACTGCAGATGCAAGAGTCACTAAGTGATCTGCACCAGTAGCAGTATTAACTAAACGAACAACTGTTGCTCCAGAAAATGTTTTTGCTGCTCCAGCATTTGTTCCAAGTGCTTCCTCTGCTCCCTTTACAAGAGTTCTTTGAGTCATTATTCTTCCTCTTGTGGTTCAGTGTCTACCTCATTTTCATCTTCAGTTTCATCAAACATAGCATTACCAACTGAGGGTCGAAGATCTTCGATCCTTTTAGCAGCTTTTTGATATAGTAGATCCTTTAATTCATCTGAAACTTTTGCGGGCTCAGAATCCTTTGCAATCATATCAATAATGTTTTCCATATTTTAAATAGGTATATATTTTATTTATATCTCGGCCGATTTGGTATCTTTTGATAGTTCTGCATCTGTTACTGCACCTTGAGATTCTAAATCATCTTCAACTGGTGTATCTCCTAAATCAGTGCCTCCAATTGGTTCTCCTGTAATTGGGTCAACTTGTGATGGATCTGGTAATATTCC